GTATATGGCATCGTCGAACTTGATGGTTTTCACTCCTGCACGGCGCAAAATCTCTGCAATTTGATTCTCACTCTGGCCTGTGAGTTTTGCCAGTTGTTTCAACACATCCTGATATAGCGCACCTGATTCTGACAACCGTTGCGCTTGCCATGCGGCAGATGCGAAGTCAAGATTTTTCAGCCGACGCGCGATATCCTTAATCACGGATATTTCGTATTCGTGAAAGATACTCAGTATCGGGCGTGTGAGTGAATCAAACTGATCTGACGTGAGCATGCTTAAGCCAAATGCAATATGCCCAATATCGCCGCGGCAATAGCAATCAATATTTTCAAGTATGAAAAATCGACACCCGCAAAGAACAAGGCAATGCCAAAAAGGAAAACAATCCAAGCTAGTTTCGTAATAAACGCTCTATCCATGTCATACCTCCGGTGGGAAGAAACTAAGTGGTGCTGGTCGCTCCGCTTGCGCTTCTGCAATCCACTTTTTTGCATCAATTTCAGTTAAGCCGTAGTTACGCATCAGGAAAACATACCCGGGCATTTTGTTCATTGTTACCGTCTGTTGATCTTGCACAAACTGAGTGTCATAATCAGAAACAATCGAATCATCAAATTGATAAGTGGCAGTGTACGTGCCCCGTGGTACAAGATTGCCCAGCGTGCACCATACATCCATTGCATAAAGCAAGTTATCAAATGCATCCTGTAAGCCTTTTTGTGTATCGGTCACAGTGGCATAGTAGCGTTGTTTGCTAGATTTGATTTCGGTCGCAGTGAGTGCAACCTGTTCAGGGTTACTCAATATTCCATACGACAGTCCACAAACAAACTCAATCCTCCGCAATATCGCATCTAACGCATTGATATAGTTTTGTTCCCGCATCGTGGGGGTCCAGTCGTGGAAAAAACCAGGCTTGTCCATTTGCATCGCGGCGAGGTCAAGCAGACGGTACAGGCGTTTATTTGGAAGTACGGGTTTGCCGTCTTTTCCTTTTGCGAATGCATCAGGCGTTGTATAAACCGCCCGTTCTCCTGATTCAATCTCCCAGAGCAACCCGCTCCAAATCTCATCAGCCTGTTGTAAAAGACTTTTCACTCCCTGAGCAGCTCGAGCATAGATAGATACACCCAATGGTGACATCGGATCAATGTTGTTTGCGAATGGCATTTTGAAATAAGCAAACAAAGGCCGGTCAATATTCATAACAAACGCTTCAGGTTCCAGCTCTGCCCAATCGGGAACCTGAGTAAGCGGGATTTGCGTACCAAGCATATCTCTGACCGTGGATTCCCATGCAGAATTTGAAATCCTATATCCGTTTTCAACGGGAGAGTGGAATTCCAACCGTGTGTAGAACGTCTGTCCAATGGTCTTTTGATCTGCAAAAATACAGGCCGTCATTTTGCCGTTAACGTCAAATGCAATGGGATAGAACATATCCGCTTGCACATAATCAACCGCGAGGCCGTCACCTTTGATGTATGGTTTGAATACCAGCCCACCTTTCGCCCCCGCATACTCAGTATAGGCGCGGATGTTGTTTAGCACTGGAACAAGTTGTTGCGCCAGAAAATCAGCCCGTGCACTTCCTGATATTTGCACATCCATTTCGATGGTTACATCTCGCGCAACTTCAGAGGCAATCGCCGCGCCGAGATTCAACGACCTTGTACCAGATGTCAACCACGGTGATTCATTCTTGTACACCGCGCTCCACAATTGCAACGCCTCGGTCATCAGTGGCGTAATAGCAACATCAACCTTCAGTCCCTGTTTCAGGGTAGGAATAGATAACATCTTATTGAGTACCTCTCTAATCCAGGAAAGGATTCTTTGAAACATAATTACTCACACAATACCTTGATCAACAATCTTTTCATTCACCTCTCCGTTTCCAAATCAGGTTTGTGGCATAGCGAGTATCATCAATCGTGTCATTATCCTTATCTGGATATTCTTCAATAATTTCATTATCTTTAGTTCGCTCATATTCATAGTTTGTAAACTCATGTGCATGTTTTGGAGCACGCACAGGATCAATAATGATTTCGTTCAAGCCTTGTAACCACTTGATTGAATATCTAACACTTTCCGGCCCTTTCTCCGCACCCCTAATATTTGCACCATAGGATTTCCAATCACCAATAGATTTCGGTTCAGCAGAATCCCCAATAATCAAATCGGGATAGGAAATGATCGTTTCCTTATGTTCCTTGTATTCAACTTTCGGAATAAGATTTTCGTCCACAAACGCATTGAATAAACGCTCGTTGGACATTTTGAGATGTTGTCCCTCGGCAAAAATGTATAGTTTCCTTCGCGTTGCATCAAAGTTCATTACACCCATACTCGCTGGATTGATTGCATAACCCCAGTCCAACCCGCGAAGTACGCGGTCAAACTGTGCAATTTCGTCATCGGCAATTGGTCGCAAAGTAACATTAGTAAACACCATCCCGCCATCATTGACGGGAATACCCATATATTCATGGTCGTAGGCAGTGGGATTGGTTTGCCGCAAATGCTCAGCTTCTTCTAACCAAGTATTACCTAGCCATTCTTTCGGTACTGCCAGATGTGCATACATTCGTATGATTGTTTCAAGCGGTATAGCTTTACGCAATTCTTCGTTTTTCAAATATTCTTCTGGCACACCTAGATAATTGCTGAAATGCTGGTATTGATTAGCTTTCGGAATTTCAATATACTTATTGGCAAAATTGCTTTTTGTTATCGGTGGATTGAAATTCTTGAAATAATAAATGTCATCACCACCACGGATAGATTGCTCCACCATGCGGATAGAGTTCAATCCCCTGAATTGGTCGAATTCTTCAAACCAAACAATTTTGATATAGCCAAACGGCGGTGTAATAGATTTGATTTTCCCCGGATCATCCGCGCCATTGAAATATATCTTTTGCCCCGTGGGAAGGTATTCGATTTCCATTGGCGAAATCGTTGATTTGAATTTATCCGATAACCCTAACTCATTCACAGCCCACTGCAAACGAGCAAAAACAGAATTCCGCAACGTATCAGCTACCTGCCTAAGTGCCAACCCGTGCGCATCTGGATTGTTTATCAGCAGGTAGATAAATACCAATGCGATAAAACTGGATTTTGCCGAACCGCGGCCACCCCTGAACACATACTCAGTATGGCTCTTTTGAACGATGTCCCTATAAGCATCTGCAAACAATGGAGCAATAATATCCGCGGGAATGACAAACTGTTGTGCCTGCGTTGATGCTCCACTTGTGTTCAAGTTGAGAGAATCCTGATACCGTCCATGTACACGGAGCACTTTATCAATAGCATCCAGGGCACTGTACAGCTCGATTTCTTCCGTGTGAATTTCTCTATCAACTCGCGGCCCACTGAAAGTGGTTGTTTTGTTTTTGATTCGTTTGATGAGCTTGGTTTTTTCTTTGGCCTTTGACAGGTCCAATGCAAAACTTCCATCTTTTTCAACTTTCATAAATTCCCCTAAATCACCACGTGCAATATCGGCAAGCATCTTCAAAGCCTCATCTGCCGACAAGTGCACTTCCTCCAATCGTGCCGAAAGATGCGCGGCGAAATTCGGATCCTTAAATAATCGGGTTGCAGCTCCGGGATCACCTTTAGAACCGTACACTTTCCGATATGCATCACCTTTTTTCCAACACAAAAGGTACGCGTCTTGCACGCGCCGGTGCTTATCGGAAAGTGGTTTGAGTTCTTGTTCGTCAGTCATTCTCTAACCGTAATTTTTCTTTCATTAGAACGGCGGCTTTCCCGTGAAACCTATGCCCCGTGCCCATTCATGCAATTCCCGCGCCCAGGCCATAAACCGTTCAGGACTACCCGCTGAACCGGGTAGTGGTTCAATAAATCTCATGTAGGTTCTATTCAACCCCTTGATGCAAGCCCATTGCGAAACACCTGTTGCATCAGGAGCGGAAACCCTGCCCCAGATAGTGTTATCCTTCGCAATTAGAACGCCATACACTTCACGCCGGGTACCTGCTTTCAATAACCCAACCTGATTAGTAACACTCCCCTCCACGATACGCGGCTCACGACGAATTTTCACATCGCTGACCACTTCATAAATTCCAGGTTCGTGTTCCATAGTTAATCCTTTATCGGTTTATTTGTAAGACGTCGCCCACCGCGTAAGGCCGCCTGTTGCGATGCTTCCAGTTTTATAAGTGGATCGGTGATGCCTTGGATGTAACCTTCACGTTCAGCCAGTTGGGTTTTCAAATCAGCATTTTCAACCAGAGCAACTGCTAAATCATTGCGCAACTTTTCGGCTGCGATTTCCTGAGCAACCTTTTCGTCATATAGTTTGTCACTGCGGTCTTGTGCCTTGCTGAGCATCTCCTGAAATTTGCCCATTGCATCGGCATCCTGATTCTTGGCACGTGACAGACTTTCACGACGGTTGAAGATCAACGTAATCAGTG